ATTTGGGCACCGGGAAGCTGAATTGGTAAAGGAAATTGAAAATGACAGCGGAGCCGACAATATCGGCATTGTGGTAATCTTCCATGCGGACGGTGCCGTGAAGAACCCGGCCATATACCATGCCGAAAGCGGAGAATTTACAAAGGTTGGATATACGGAGAACAATTTCACCATGGCATCCGGCCAGTACGTCATCATAAACACTTATACCGGGAAAAAGAACATATACCTTTTGGACGGCGTGACCCAGGCGGAGATTGAGAACCATAAAAACAATTATGGGGTGATTGATTGGGATGCCGTGATTGAACGGTACGGAACCGTGATAAACGAATACCTGGATGAAGATGGGGACTTTATACAGTTGCAGGATGGGACAAACACCCTTACCTATTCGGCGGATGAGGGCGTGAACTATCTTTCCATATCCGTATATTACAGAATTTCATATTTGGGGGTGTAGGAATGGAAATACACGTCTATGACCGCAGCCTTAGACGGTTGGGGCACATTGAGAACCACACGTCCCTACAGTGGCACAGAAAATATTATGAATGTGGGACATTTGAACTTCATTGCCCGGTGACGGCGGAAAATCTTAGGCTTTTGAAGCCTGGGAACGTCATTGCCAAAGGGGACAACAAACTGGAAGCCGCCGTGATACGGGGGGACCAGACGGAAGAGGAAAGCACGCTTGTAAATGAGATTACCAGGAACGGGAAGTTCCTGCCCGTGTACCTGGGGGACCGTCTGACCGGGCCGCTTTTCAATTACAGTGGAACCGTGGAAGATGCCATGCGCTTTATGTTGGGCAGGATGGCAGCAGTCCCCCTATTGCAGATTGCGGAGGGGACCGGGGACAAGACAAAAATACAGTTCCAGGCCACTTACAAGAACGTCCTGGAATACCTCACCAAACTGGCGAGGTATGCGGAAATAGGGTTCCGTGTGGTGCCGGATTTCAAGAAAAAGACCATGACCTTTGAAACCTACAAGGGCATAGACAGAACCCAGGCACAAGGGAAGAATCCAAGGGTCATCTTTTCGGAAAGCTATGATAATCTGAACCAGGCAAAGCATAATTACAGTGACGAAAGCATGAAAACCAAGGTAATTGTGGGAGGGGCCGGGGAGGGGTTAAACCGTGTCTATGTGACCGTGGGCGGCGGCAGCGGTTTTGACTTACGGGAAGTGTTCCTGGATGCAAAGGACATAAACAAGGATGAAATGACGGAAGCGGCATACATGGCCGCATTGCGGACCAGGGGGCAGGAATACCTAAACGAAAACAAGGTATTTGAAAACTTTGAAGCTGAAGCCGAAGCGGACGTGAATTTCACCTACCAAAAGGATTATGACCTGGGGGACGTTGTGACAGTCAAGAAGAAAAAATGGGGCACGTCACAGAATCTTAGGATAACGGAACTTTGCGAGGTTTACGAATACGGGGGGATGTATGTTGTCCCCACGTTTGGGGATGCCCTGCCAACGGCAATAAAATGGGACGATTAGAGGAAAGGAGGAAAAGACAATGGCAGTAAGGGGTTTCTTCTACAACGCCACGGATTTAAACGATAAGGAGCGCAGATACAACGGCCAGGACATGAACGAAGATAAAGCGCCTTTCTACAAAGAGGGCGTTGTGTACGGCCATTTGCAGGTCACGGCAGGGGACGGGATGGAAGTAAGGGTGGACGGTGGAAGCCGCAAAGGGTACGCATATATCAATCTTCACACCATACACAATACCGCCGTCCTGCCGCTTACCGTGAGCCAGGCAAGCGGAACACTTCCCAGGATTGACCGGGTGATTGTGCGGAATGATGAAACGGAGCGCAGACCAAGTATTTTTATCCGGGAGGGTGCATTTTCAAGCAAGCCGCAGCCGCCGGGGCTGATAAACAATGATGTAATCCAGGAAAAGAGCCTGGCCCGTGTCTATGTGAGGGCCGGGGCGGTGGCAATTACCCAGGCAGACATAACAGACGAAAGGGCGGATGATTCCGTGTGTGGGTTTGTGGCTTCACAGTTCAAGGAACTGGATTTCTCACAATTCCTTTCACAGTTCAACGCCTGGTTCACAGAGGTAAAAAAGGCAATGGAAAAAGACCACGCCGCTTTTGTGAAAGAGTATACCGAACTTATCCGGGATTTCATGGATGGCCGGGAAGCTGATTTAGAACAGTTCAATGCCTGGCTTGCCAAAGAGAAAAAGGCAATGGAAAAAGACCGTCTTTCCTTTATGGAAGAATACGCCGGGATGACAAAGGATTTCATGGAAACCCAGGCGGCGGAATGGGAAAAGTGGTTCCAGGGAAAGCAGGATGAACTTGCCGGGGACGTGGCCGGGAAATTGCAGTTGCAGATTGACGGCCTTAGAAAGAAAGTCCATAACATGGCGTTCAAGCTATGGATTGCCTACCGTCTGGAGAGCATCCAGGGAGCCGTTACCCTCACGCTTACCAACACCACAACGGGGAGGGTGCAGACGGCGGCGGTTTCGGAAAGCGGCGTTGGCTTCCATATCCAGGAAGCCGGGGACTATATCATGGAAACGGATATGGAAGCCGTGATGCCAATACCAAGGACGTTTTCCGTTGGAAATGTGGACCATATGCCGCCAGGGCATACAATGACCATTTCCTTGCGTGAGTGCGCCAATATGGCCTATATAGGCAACTATATTGGAACCCATATATTAAGTTAAAAAGAAAGTGAGGTAAGAGGATGAAAGGATTTCCTAAAGTAATCAAAACAAAGTCGGACCTGGTAAACACGTTCAAGATGGCGAAGAAAGGGAGCCTTAAAAAGTCGGATTGGTTGGAAGCCGTGGCGAAACTGGAAAATCAGAACTGGATTATGTGCCCGGTCATCAATCTGTCAGAGGACAGAAAGGCGGTCACAATCATGTTTTGCGCCGAAGCGGCAGCAGGGCAGAGGGTCAAAAACGGGGCGGTTTATCCGACCATACAGAGCGTTGAAACGGTGGAGGTGGATAGACATACCACCGACACGGAAAACGCCGCCACAGAGGGCCAGGAAGCGGCCAGGGAGGGCACGGGAAGCGGCCAGGCGGCAGCAGGGCAGCAGAACGCCACAACCCACACCACACTGAACCTTTCCAAAGCCGTGAATATCGGCACAACGGAAATCGGCATCCCGGCGGCGGTGACGTTCTATGACCGCATGGGGATTTCCAGGGAGGAAGTAGAGGAAATGAAAGGAGAATTGGAAGCATGAGCAGACTTTTCGTGTATGATGAAAATATGTTGGATGAACGGGCGAAGATTACCGTTGCAAAGATGGCGGCCATTTCTGATATTGTGGCCCCGGACAAGGCGTACATCCAGTACAGTGGACGGGGAGAAATCACGGTCATTGGCGGATGCGTGATTGCGGTGGGTGAAACGTCCGTGTTCAAGACGGCGGAAACCATACTTACAAAGGAAAATCTGGATCAGGGAAGTGATTTTGCACATGGCAATGATTATTATATCTATATTTGTGACCCAGGAACGGATGACCAGGACGAAAGGTATTTGATTTCCTTAAATTCCACGTTCCCGGACGGCGAGGGATGGGACGATACCAACACCCGGAAGATTGGAGGATTCCATTATGGCCGTGTGAGGAATACTGATGAATGCGGGCGGCCAATCAATACATCAGGGGCGGTAAGGGGTGCCGGATGGGAGGGGAATACCCGTGTGGACATTATCCCAAATTCCGTATGGACCACGAAGCACCGCCCTAAATGTGACCCGTCCGGCATGGTATACCTGGGGAACGCTTTATGGGGTGACATCTACCTTTCCAGTGATGACGGGGCCAATGGATTGCAGTCTGTCTATTGCGGCACGCCTATCACGGGTACGGAGGGCCTTAACTGGTATATTGCAGGGGAAAGGGCAAGGCGTGTGGGGAAGCGTCTGCCGGATTACATGGAATTTACCGTGGCAGCAGACGGAAGCCCCCAGGGGCTGGATGATTCCAATACAAACGGGTGGACGGCAACCGCCAACAAGGCAAGAACCGCCGTTGGGAACATTGCAAACGCCGTGAGTGCCTTAAATATATGTGACCTGGTGGGGAACGTGTGGAAATGGTTGGTTGAACTGTTACATGACCCCACGGGGGCGGCATGGGCATGGCATGACGTATTAGGCAGCGGTTACGGCCAGGCATACATGGCGAACAGTACGGGCTTGCACGCCCTCATTGGCGGCGGCGGTTGGTCCTACGGCGTGCCTTGCGGTTCGCGGGCCGTCAATTGCAACAATGTTCCGTGGCACGTGAGCACGCACGTTGGCGTGTGGTGCGTGTGTGACAGTCTGTAAATCTGTTGGGGACGGGCGGAAGCCCGGCCCTGGCTTTTGAAGAGGTGGGAAAATGGCCCAGGGAAAAGAAACCGAAAACAAGCAAACAAACGGTTTCATGGAAAGCATGAAACTATTCCAAAAAGTTTATGATTTCCTGGTTTATATCTTTCCAATCTTAGGACAGCTTCCGAAGTTTGAAAAGTTCGCATTGCAGCTATACATAAAGCAGTCACTTTTTGAACTGGTAAAGAACATAATACGGTTCAGAAAGACGGGCACGAAAAGCCATATCTATGCGGCGGACGTGGAACTGGAATTTATACGGGTGCTGATTCGGCTTGCATATGACTTGAAATATTCGGCGGTGAACAAACACCGTTATGAAGTGGCAAGCCGGAAACTGGCAGAGGTAGGGAAGATATTGGGCGGCATTATCGGAGTCGTGAAAGACGGAAAATGGAAATAAGGAATGAATTTTGGGGAAACTGTTAATTCGCACCTGGCCGGGCTTGCACGCCCTCATTGGCGGCGGCAATTGGAACAACGGCGTGCATTGCGGTTCACGGGCCGTCAATTGCAACAATGTTCCGTGGAACGTGAACACGAACATTGGCGTGTGGTGCGTGTGTGACTAATCAACTTTGCAGACTTAGGGGCCTATGGGCTACTAGCAAGATTTATCAATCATTCTGATAAGTCAGACGGTTTTCCCGTTCCGGCGTTCTGTCCGGACAAAATAGAAAAGGCACCGCCTTTTGAGTAGAAGAATATTTGAAAATTGGTAGGGCAAAATGAAAACAGTTAAAGGGTTACATGAAAAAATGTATACCTTTGACAATGCCAATACATCATTCAAGAAAGCCGCAGCAAACAAGCGGTTCCATGAAGAGGTATTGGCATTTTCCATGTCAAAGGAGGATGAACTATTTAGGGCGTGTGAGGAATTGGAGAACCTCACCTATAAGCAGGGGGAATATACCGTTTTCAAGGTGTGGGAGCCAAAGGAACGTCTTATCATGGCGTTGCCGTTCTATGACAGAGTGGTGCAGCACATGATTGTAAATGCCATAGAGCCGGTATTTGAACAGAGGTTCTATACCCATTCCTATGCGTGCCGTGAGGGGAAAGGGATGCACGCCGCAAGCAACCAACTGTACCAATGGATGTATGAATTGATGACGGTTGAGGAATTGCGGCTATATGGCTTTAAAGGGGATATAAGTAAATACTTTGCATCTATCCCACATGATGAACTGAAAACGGAAAATAGGCGGTACATAGGGGACAAGAAAGCCCTTTTCCTTATGGATGACATCATTGACAAGAACGGGATATTGCCGGACGGCGTGGGCATTCCCGTGGGAAATCTTACATCACAATTATTTGCCAATGTGTACGGGAACCGCCTGGACAAGTTCGTGAAACATACCTTGCACATCAAGTATTATATCCGATACATGGATGATTTTATCATCCTTTCCCCGGACCTGGCACAGCTAAAGGAATGGGTGAAACGGATTGAAGAATTTTTGGAAGAGGAAATGAAATTGCATGTGAATCCCAAAAGCACCATTCTGTATGCCGGAAATGGAATTGATTTTTGCGGCTATATCCACCACCCGGAATATAGGAAAGTCAGAAAGGCATCCGTCCGGCGGCTGAAAAATGACGTGAAGCACCTGGAAGCCGTGGAACTAGACCGTGAAGCTTTTGAGCGGAAATATAAAAGCCGCCTGGGACACATGGGGCACGCCGACACCTACCACGTTACAAAGGCCATAGAATATGAATTGCTGTTTTGGGAGTGGGAGCAGAGGGAAAGCGGCCTTTTGGTTCCGGCATAAGTGGGTCAGAATTTGAACGCCATGGGCGGTATGATACGGATAAAGCTATTTATGGAGGGTAAGAAAATGGATTTACAAACACTGATTCTTGTAATGAGTATTCCGAGTGCGGTAACTGGTTTCTGCTTTTGGCTCATTGAAGAGAAAATCAAGAAGCAGCAGAAAGAAACGGAGGAAAAAGAAAAAATCCGGGAGAAAAGCGAAGTCTTAATCATTAAAAGCGTGATGGCATCAATCTCACTGGGGGAAGCAACCGCCACGGCCCTAAAGAACGGGCACGCAAACGGGGAAACGGAAGCCGCCTTGCAGTATGCCAGGGAAATAAAGCATGAACAAAAGGACTTCTTAACGGAGCAGGGCATCCGGGGGATTTATTAAAAGGAATCCACACCCAAAAAGGGTTTGGAAATAAAAGAAAAGCGAAAGGAGAAACAGACAATGAAAAATGTAAATTGGGTAAGGAAACTTACAAGCCGTAAGTTGTGGACGGCGGCAGCTTCCTTTGTTTCTATGATGATTGTTGCCACGGGAGGGACGAAAAACACCGCCGCCCAGGTAACGGCACTTATCATGGCCGGGGCATCCGTTGTGGCCTATATCATTGGCGAGGGCTTGACAGATTCGGCCAACGCCGGGATTGAAGTAGGCGTGGAAATCGAGGATGCGGAAAAGGAAGTGTAAGGAATGGAAAAGCAGGATTTCATCAAAAAGATTGCCGGGTATGTGCAGAAATACGCCGCCGCCCACGGGATTGCCGTACACAGCCCCATTATAGCCCAGGCAGTCCTGGAAAGCGGATGGGGGGAAAGCCGCCTGGCGGCGGTGTACCATAATTATTTTGGGCTGAAATGTGGGACAAGGTGGACCGGGAAAAGCGTAAACCTTAAAACCATGGAAGAGTACACGCCGGGAACCCTTACGCAGATTAAGGACAATTTCCGGGTATATGGCAGCATGGAAGAGGGCGTGAAAGGGTATTTTGATTTCATCCAACTGGAAAGATACCATAACCTTAAAGGCATCACGGACCCGGCGGCATATCTGGAAACAATCAAGGCGGACGGGTACGCCACAAGCGGCAAGTATGTGGAAAATACCATGAGGATTGTTTCGCAGTATGATTTAAGGCAATATGACGTGAAAGGGGAAATGGGAATGGCAAAGACAGCAAGTGCCGCACTGGCCCAGGCAAGGGAATGGATTGGCCGGAATGAAGCGGACGGGACCCACAAGGGAATCATAGACGTATACAACGGCCACACGCCGCTTGCCAGGGGCTACAGGGTAAAGTATACGGATGCCTGGTGTGCGACCTTTGTTTCTGCCGTTGCTATAAAATGCGGCTTGACGGAAATTATCCCAACCGAGTGCGGATGCGGCCAGATGATAGAATTATTCCGTGCCAAGGGAGAGTGGCAGGAAAGTGATAGCAGAACGCCGTCCCCTGGGGATGTGATTTTCTATGATTGGGACGATTCCGGGGCCGGGGATTGCACGGGATGGCCGGACCATGTGGGAATTGTTGAGAGCGTGGAGGGCGGAAAGATTACCGTCATTGAGGGCAATAAAAACAATGCAGTTGGCCGCCGTGTCCTGGCCGTGGATGGCCGCTACATAAGGGGGTATGGCGTTCCAAGGTATACAGAGGAAAGCGGAGCGGATGCCGCCGGAAGCGGAGCAAAGACCGTGGCCGCCGTTGCAAAGGAAGTGATTGCCGGAGCATGGGGCAACGGTGAAGAACGCAAGGAACGCCTGGAAGCTGCCGGGTATAGTTACCAGGCTGTCCAGGACCAGGTAAACGCTTTACTGAAAGGGAATGAAAAACCCACAAAGAGCGTGGCGGAAGTTGCAAAGGAAGTGATTGCCGGGAAATGGGGAAATGGAACAGAGAGAAAGAAACGCCTGGAAGCCGCCGGGTATGATTACCGGGCCGTCCAGGATAAGGTAAACGGGTTATTGAAATAATCTGTAAAACAACCGCCTTTTGGAGATAAACAAGGCCAAAGCAAGGAATAATGATATGTCACAAGATAGGGAACACGTCAAAATAGGCGTGTTCCTTTTTCGTGAAAAATTTTTAGGAATATGTCGGAATATGTGTTGACATATGCCGACATATGTTATATAATAAAGACAGTTAAGGGAGATACTTAACAAATACATTGGCAAGCATAGAAAGGAAGAGCATATGGACGAAGAAATGAACACAAGCGAACTGTTAAAAGAAGTCGTTGAGGAAAACCAAACAAGAAAGATTCTTGAAATCTTGAATGACTGTAAAGACCTTGCGGAAGCAAAGGAAAAAGTAAAAGCCTTACTTAACAAGTAAGACCAAAGGGAACCAGAAAGGGCGGTGGACTTGCCAAAGCCGCCCAATCTGCTAAGTGCAATTATACACTATTTGGCAAGGGAAAGGAAGCGTG